TTTTGGCTGACGATGGACAGCAAATACGCTCGCAAATCCGATGTAGCCGATTTACGTAAGGCAATTGAAACTAATGAAAAAAGCCTGTCGGAAGTGAAAGGCGAATTGCGTCATCTGCCAACCTCAAAAGAAGTGGCTGATTTGCGTTTATTAATGACGGAAATGAAAGGTAAAACCGACGTGTTAAATACCAACATTGGTAGCCTTAACCATCAAGTGAAGTTATTAATTGAAAAAGAGGTAAATAAGGAATGATGCGCCAAGATATTTTCACCAAGGATCAACGATTAGTCATTCTGCGCTCTCTTGAAGAGTGCGGTTACGATGCCAATGAAAGCATTTTAAACGATTGTTTGGATATGTACGGTCACGATATTAGCCGTGACTTGGTGCGTAATCACCTATTATGGCTTGAGGAGCAAGGCTTAATCACCATCGCTAGACTCAATAGCAACGGAAAAGAATTTTATGTGGCCACTATCACGCAACGTGGTTTAGATGTGGCGCAAGGTCGCGCTTTCGTGGACGGCGTAAAAAAGCCAAGTCCAAAGATTTAAACCCGGTTTAAAGGAGGTTTAAATGACGGATAAAACCACACGCGGACGCGCCAGTAAAGTCGATTTATTGCCGCCGAATATCAAAACCCAGCTCGCCATGATGTTGCGCGATAAGCAATTTTCTCAGGCGCAAATTCTTGAAGAAATCAACGACCTGATCCGCGATTGTGGATTGGACGAAAGCTATCAATTAAGCCGTACCGGGTTAAACCGCTATGCTAACCGCATGGAAAAAGTCGGTGCAAGAATTCGCCAATCCCGTGAGGTGGCTGAAGTATGGGCGCGCCAGTTTGGCGAAATGCCGCAAAGTGATATAGGTAAAACGGTGATTGAGCTGGTGAAACATCTCGCTTTTGAAATGTCGTCCCAATATGCCGAAAAAGGCATTGCCGAACCGAAAGAGTTGGCAATGTTAGCAGTCACAGTTCAGCGCTTGGAACAGGCGGAAAGTCTATCCCATAAACGTGAACAGGCAATTCGCAAAGAAATGGCGCAATTAGCGGCGGAAACCGCTGAAAAAGTCGTGGTGCAGGCAGGATTGTCAGCCGATACGGTGCGCACAATTAAAGAACAGATTTTAGGTATTGCATAATGGCATTATTAAATAACAGACCATTAAACGAATTAGCCCCTGAATGTCAGTCATTCCTTGACTGCATTCATGCGTTTAATCCAACGGAGCTGTTATTGGGCTATCAAAAACGCTGGATTGCCGATGATAGCCAACTCAAGATAGCCGAGAAAACCCGTCGTTGCGGTTTAACATGGGCGGAAGCGGCAGATAATGCCCTGATTGCCAGTACCCGAAAATCAGACGGTGGCTCTGATGTGTTCTACATCGGCTCAAACAAGGAAATGGCGCGCGAATATATCGATGCCGTTGCTATGTGGGCTAAGGCTTTTAATTATGCTGCCGGAGCAATTCAAGAAGAAGTCTTTGAAGATGAAGACAAAGACATTCTGACTTACGTTATTTATTTTGCTTCAGGCTTCAAAGTTAAAGCACTTTCATCCAACCCTAAAAATTTACGTGGTATGCAAGGTATCGTTGTGATTGATGAGGCTGCATTCCACGAATACCTCGCCGAGGTGCTTAAAGCCGCATTAGCGTTGACGATGTGGGGTGCAAAAGTGCGGGTGATCTCAACGCATAATGGCGCAGACAATCTATTCAATGAGCTGATTCTTGATAGCCGTGCCGGTCGAAAACGTTATTCCGTACACACCATCACCATCGAAGATGCCTGCCATGACGGCTTATATCAACGTATTTGTCAGGTCACCAAACAAGAATGGTCAGCTGAAAAAGAACAGGAATGGATTGATAACCTATTAAAAGATACTGCAAGCGAAGAAGACGCGCTGGAAGAATATTTCTGCGTGCCGAAAAACGGTTCAGGCTTGTGGCTTTCCCGTGCCTTGATTGAGCGTCAAATGAGCGAGAAAACGCCGGTAGTGCGTTTTGAAGCCAAAGACGGTTTCAGTCTAGTGCCGGAACCGACACGCTATAAAGAAATGGAAGATTGGAGCGAAAAAACATTAGCTCCGATTTTGCAGGGCTTATCGCCGAATTTATTGCACTTCTTCGGTGAAGACTTTGCCCGTAGCGGCGACATGACTTCTTTTGTCATCTTAGCCCAACAGCAGAACCTAACCAAGCAAGTGCAGTTCATCGTTGAGCTAGGCAATATGCCTTATAAACAACAGGAACAAATCGTGCTGTTTATTTTAAAACGGCTTCCCCGCTTTTCCGGTGCGGCATTTGACGCACGCGGCAATGGTGGGTATTTGGCGGAATCAGCCCGTGACGCTTTCGGCTCATTGGTTGATTGTGTTCAGTTATCGGAAAAATGGTATCGCGAACACACCGCACCATTTAAAGCGGCTTTAGAGGATGGTGAACTGGAAGCTATTCCCAAAGATGCCGATATTCTCGCGGACTTACGTTCGTTCCAAGTCGTAAAAGGCGTGCCCCGCATACCAGATAAACGGGTGAAAAGTACCGACGGGAAAACCAAACGCCACGGCGATACGGCGATTGCACTGCTGTTAGCACATTATGCAAGCCGTCAGTTGATTCAATTACCTGTCAAAGCCCACAGCCGCAAACCAAGAGCCAGCCGGACATTAACGCAAGGATATAACTAATGACAACCAAAAAACAAGATTTAGTCACCGTTATCGCTACACGCGCCAAAGCTATCGACTTCTGGTCGTTTATGCACTATTTGCCAAATCCTGATCCTGTTCTCAAAAAAATGGGCAAGGACATTTCCGCTTATCGTGAAATCCTATCTGATAGCCATGTGGGTGGCTGTGTGCGCCGCAGAAAAGCGGCAATCAAGGGGCTTGAATGGCGCATTACGCCAACCGGCAACGAAAAAACGGACGAGATTTTGACCGCACTTTTTGACCGTCTGCCGATAAGCCAAATTATCAACCAAATCTTAGACGCCACGCTATTCGGCTATCAAGCCTTGGAAGTGATGTGGGAAAACCAAGACGGCTTATTGTTGCCCGTTGCCGTGGTGGGTAAACCGCAGGAATGGTTTGTGTTCGATGAAGAAAACCGTTTAATGCTACGTACCAAAGATAACCGCAACGGCGACCTTGTTCCGGAAAAGAAATTCCTGCTTGCGACGCAACAAGCGGACTATATGAACCCTTATGGTCGAGCCGACCTTGCTATGTGCTTTTGGGCGGCGACCTTCAAGAAAGGTGGCTTTAAATTTTGGCTGGAGTTCATGGAAAAATACGGCTCGCCTTGGCTGGTAGGTAAACACCCTCGCCAAGCGCAGGTACATGAAATTAATGAACTGTTGACCAGCATGGAAGAAATGCTTGGCACGGCGGTGGCGGCAATCCCCGAAGACAGCTCCATTTCAATGTTGGAAAGCGCAAGCAAAAGCGGTTCTTCCCAAGTATTTGATGATTTCCTGCGTTACTGTAAGTCTGAAATCGCCATTGCGCTTTTAGGGCAAAACCAAACAACCGAAGCGGAGGCCAACCGCGCCAGCGCAACGGCAGGCTTAGAAGTGACACTCGACATTCGTGATGACGACGCAAGCCTTGTGGAAGGCGTATTCAATCAATTATTGGCGTGGATTTGCGAGCTGAATTTCAGTGTGGAAACCTTGCCGACCTTTGATTTGTACGAACAGGAAAGCATTGACAAACTCCAAGCAGAACGTGACGGCTTACTGGTGGGCTTGGGCGTGCAATTTACCGAACAATACTTAATGCGTACCTACGGCTTTGAAGAAGGCGACATTGTGGTGCAAGAAATCTCCCCTAACCCTTCTTTACAAAAGAGGGGGACAGCTAAGGTGGATTTTGCCGAGGCGATTCCTAAGTCTATCGAGGAAACCATTGGGGAACAGTTAGAGGTCGAAGGTGAACCATTTGTAGAAGAATGGCTGCAAACTATCCAGGATAAGCTATCTCAAGCAGAAAGCCTGGAAGATTT